ATAGATTGATCAAATACTGCCCGGTCGAATCCACAGCCTGTCCAGCGCCAACCCCCAAACCACGGGCAATTGTTGAATACCTTAAACCGTAAATATGCCCCGGCACTTGGATATTCCCGTGAGCCGTATCCAGATTGTCCAGCGCATCATCAACGAAAGCACCAGCCACCCCGGAGTCATTAGTGATTCGGGAAGCCTTGAGCTTGTTGTTGATAGCCGTCTCCAACTGGAACATCTGCGCCGGTGTTTCGGTATCGGTTTGAAGCGCTGTTCCTTCCCCCCGAATCACGTTGGCAATTTCCTCTTGAATGGCGTTCATCTCTTGATGGCGCAGTTGGGTGGCGTCATAGCTCCCCAACGACTCATCCCGGTATACAGCAACCGTTCCGTCATACTTCCCGGTCGCTGTCCCGTTACTATCGGCATTGTCACATCTGTGCATTGGTTACCTCCATTATGGTATCTTTATGAAATTCATTTGAGTGTTCGCCGGTTTGAGCTTTTCGAAGATACATTCCAGCACATCTTGGTTTCCATTTGGGTCAGCTGTCACCGTTACTTCGAAAGTAAAGAGTGTCTGAGCCGAATTCAACCTTGATCCGTCTATACGCTCTGTCGGCGTTCCCGGATCATCGCTTGAAGCAATCCGGGTCACCCGCTGAATAATACTCCCGGTCTTGTGTGTTGTTCTGAATACGCTTCCCCCCGGATCATCGGTGATCGTGATCGTTACGTTGAGCCCTGCGGCATAGTCGATGAAAAACTGTTTGGTCAAACCGGAGTATTGCGTATATATCTTGTTATGAACTACCTGCTGGCGTTGACTTTCCGTACTGGCCAGCGGGGAACATTCGTCAGGAAGCCCGGCGATGCGCTCCCAATCCGTAAGCAATTCCGCTTCCGTACTCAATCCCGGTACGGATTCCCGGAGCAGCTTATTGAAATCAGAGGCAAAGCGTTCCATTTCGGTCGAAAAGCAACTCAAGAGAATCGCCAGAAGCGATGACCGTCCATCATCGGTCGATACGTTCACCTTGTAGATGTCCCCACCGCCTTGGAGCGCATACAAATCCCCTCCAATGGGCGCCATCGCCAGAATCCCGCTTCCACCACTCTCGAAGTCCGATGGTCGGGCAAGAACCGTCACCACACCGTTCAGATATTTGAAAATCCATGATTGATTCTGGGTAGCTCCGATCAACGCACCGTTATGCTCCCAGAGGAAATGAAGTGATTGCGATGCCGGTATTTCAGCCGGGAGCGGGATATTGATCCAAGCGTTGGAACCGTTCCATTTGTAGAATCCCGTGTTGAGTGCGCTCCCGCCGTATAGCTCGTTGTTGTAGACTTCGAGTGCGTACATTTCCGCAGCTCCACCACCGGGATCAGGTGCTTTTTGAGCCCATGTACCTGCCACTCCGTCCCACTCGAATAGATTGGCGTCTGATCCCGTCCCTCCGTACAGCTTGTTGTTGAACAGGTGGAGGGAGTGGACCGCGTGCTCTCCGTATGCCTGAGGAAGCACTTGGCTCATCGCTCCGGGAGACAGCTTGTCGTATTTGAACAGATTCCCGTTGGGATGCGTCCCGATATAGAGAATGTTATTCCAGACTTGACAAAAGTAAAGCCCAGTCTGACTCAGCAGTTGCGGGGCAGCTTGAGTAAATACTCCTGAGCCCGGAGTATGGTACAACAGTTTCCCGCCCAAGCCGGTCGCAACGAATATTTTGTTGTCGTACCATTCCAGCCCCATGATATAAATCTGCCCAAGGTCATTCGATGCCTCCAAAGTATAGGAACTGGAAACGCCGTCCCATGAGTATAGCTTCGCCGGAGAACCGGTGACGCCAATCCATAGCTTGCCGTTCAGATACCGGGCATACTGAATGTTTCCTCCCAATGGAGCGGGAGGCACCGCTGATTTCTCGATACTATCCTCCCCGACACATTGAGAGACTTTGAAATTCCAGATTGGCCCACGGGGAAACATCCGCTTGAGCATGCTCAGGAATTCAATACATCTGTATCGCTGTCGTGGTATAAATTCTTCATAAGCCATGCGTCAATTCCCTTTACGTGTAAGTAATAACGTCCAGCACCGCATATTCAAATCCGCTCATCGAAATATCGTCAATTGACTGCGGCACTCCCGCTTTACTTATCGCTGTTATTTCATAGTCCGCAACTCCTGTTGTACTGATAGCGTTCCGAAGTCCGCTGATCAAGACATCTTCGCCCGGCGCAGCCGTATCGTTGAAATAGCTCGTGAGATTCGCCGTGATTGCGGCTTCGGTATCCGCCTGGCTGGCTCCGGTCGCCAATGTAATATCAATGGTCATGTCGATGTCTTTATCATCTATCGCAACAACGCTCAGATTGGTCGTGATAGGCATCCGGGCTGTAATGTAGGCATCGACTTCCGCCAGCTTCGGAGCAGTGGGAACGGGATTGGAACCGGAAGCCTTACAGACCACCGTGACCCATCCGATAGATGGAGTGTTCGCAAACGCCCACGCATTCGCTATTCCATCAACTTCCTTCGCCCACGTTTCGAAGTCATCCGCCGTCCCACCCGCTGGGGGTGTAGATATTCGAGTAAAAATACGGGCTTTCAACTCATTGTCGGTTTCCTCATCCTGTCCCCCGGTGAATCCACCGCTTGCCGCTTCCGCCGCATCAACGCCGGTGATCGGCTCAACCAAATCCAAAACCGTTGCCGCAGCAATGTTCCCTGCTTCCCCCGGTTCAGAAGCCGTTGCCGCTGCCGTGGCCGTTCCCCCGCTGATTACTACATCAGTGGTCGTTTCGAATTGAGTACCATCCGGGTCAGTCAATTCCGTTCCCACGGGGATATTCGTACCATTCGTGCCCGTAAAGTCAACTGAACCCACGGCGAAGGTCGCAGCCTTCCGGGTCAGTCCCCAAAGCCGGGCATGACGATCAAGCATACTCTCCTCTGCCGTATCGTAGAACAATTGATCCGCCAGCCATGCAATCCATCCGTATAGTACGTGTATGGCTCCGGCGAACACTCGTGCGAGTATCCGAAGGAACGCCACCGCAAGCAATGGCGTATTTCCCGTCAAACGTTGTTCCATATCGCTCTCGATACGGTCAACGATAGTTTGTAAACTTGGTCTTGTGAAAGGCATTGCTATCCCCTTCTTACAATTTGATTTTCCCAATTGAAGAAGTATCGGTATGTATAGCGTTGTTCCTCCGATACCTCTGGCCGATATATCTGAATGTCCATCATAATAGTTTGGGCATTCAAGAAGGAAGCCGTCACGTCAATCCGTTGCGCCACTTCCTGATCGATCATCCATTGTAACGCTTCCTTGGCGTATTGTTCCGCAAGAGGAAGCATCTCATTCATATTCTTGCTTCGCCGGAGTAACCAAAGCCGGGAACCATAGGTGAATTCCGTGAATTCCAGCCCCCACCATCCGCCTTTGTCGTTTGCATTCCCCGGCAGCAGCTTCTCATCGTTGACTCTTTGATTCGTAAAGAGAGATAACAGCGTTGCGCTTTCCAGTCCTCTGTCCCCTAACAAATCCCGTCCGTTGTCCGCCAGCTGAATGTCCGCATAGCCGAATTCGGAGAAATTGGTGAACTGAATATCCGCTTCCGCAACCAGATCAACGTCCAGCGATACTATCTGAAAGAAATTGGAACCGATACCGGTGCGGGGATTCCCGAAAAGCCCGGTCAGATAATTGGCCGGAGCGGGAACGCTCAAACTCACCGTTGTCTCATAGGGCAGATAATCATACTGATTCCCGAAGGAAGTGCGGGTGGTGTTCGGGATATTCGTGTTGTCGAATTCATTGGTGGGTGTTCCGATGCCGAAGGTTGCCGCCGTTGCCGCTGAGAACCGGAACGCCGTATATGTAGCGTTCAACGTTCCCTTCGTGGATACCCATTGACCTACACCGGTGATATAGGAATCAATCGCAGTTACAGTCGTGCCCGAAGGAATTGAAATGGGCGTTCCGCTCCCAATCATCGTGCTGCCCTCGATACTACAACCCGATTGATCAATGACCAGCGTTCCCGCCGTCTGTAGATGAAAATTGCGCCACGTTACGTTGGGCTGAGTTACTTCAGCAATTGCGCCGGAAGTATGTATCAATACTCCCCCGGAGTAAACAGATGCGCCGGAAGCATTACCGAACACGTTGCTGAATCCCGTTGCGGAATTTATTACCATCCAGGGATTCTTGCCCCATCGTGCGAACAACGCTCCCTTACCAATCTTCCATCCCGCACCTGAGCCCAAATCCCGCCTTCCCATGATATAGTATTCATCGGTCACGTTCCCCGTTCCCGTTGAAGAATGCGCTCTGGCTAACAGTTCCGCATAATCAAACGGGTCAAGAACCGTTCCGGCGTGTGGGCCACCTCCATCATAGGAAGGATTTATGTTTGCGTAATAAGGCATATCATATTCCTCACGCTATTGTTCCTGTTCCTGAACCAGCTCCAGTCCCCGCTCCTGGGCCAGATACTCCCGGGCCAGTGGTCACCCCACTCACGCTCGTTACGGCAACGGTGGTCGAAACCGAAGTGGACACGACAGCGTTGGTCTGGATATGGCTGATAATCTCTTCAGCGAGAATATCAACAAACTTGTCGGCCAATGGCGCTTGGGAAAGGTTGAAACCTTCCGTGGCCATCCTTGTCTTGATAGCCGTCTTCAATGTTGTTGCGCTCATCGCCATAATTACTTTGCCGCCTGTACTTTCAGTGATCCATCCGGGTGAGGCGCACCAGTGAAAGCGCATAGACTTTCCTTGGTAACCACTCCCTGTAATGGGTTATCGGTCGATGTACCCAAGATGACTTTCGGAGCATTGATGACCACTTTGGTCGCTGACGTCTGCTCCTGTTCCTTCACGTTGATAGTCATCTTGTCCTTCTCCAACTTGATAAAATCCCCGTTGGAGTTATACAACGCCACCGCTCCCTCCGGTAAATTCTTCAGCCGGTACGTTGAGCTGTCGGTGGCTATAATCACGCCGTGTTGCTGATTCCCTCCGATAAACGCTATCACTCCCTCAGAGCCACTGGGTGGATTCGAAGTAAAGCCAAATTCCTGAACACGCTCGATGTCGTCCAAGACTTCTTCAGATAGGTACGTGACTTTATTCAACTGGAGATTGTCGTTGTCCGTGACGGCAGATATGATACATTTCCCTATCATAGAGAGTATCCGCCTTTTCCACGGAGCAATCCAACGCTCCAATTGATTGATCCAATGGTCACTACCCGCCATATGTATTCACCGTCCCTTTCCTCACGGCCTTCTTGATCAGCTTCTGATACGCATCTTCCCTCCGTAAAGTCATTGAAGTCGTTGTCCCGCCGTCCAGACTTTTCGAATAAGTCAATGCAGCAATGAGCATCTTTCGGTTAAACAATTGCATCTCCGGTATGTTCACCGTAACAAGCCCGTTCACTGGCCAGAGCACGCCGGTACGCTGTGTCCATCCCTTTACCTGTACAACGACTTCGGATGACTTCGCTGCCCTGACGCTGGCCTCTAAATTGACCCGATTCTGCGCCAACGTTTGCGTGGCTTGAGCTTCGGCCTGAAATAGCTTCGGTCGATACCGTTGGTCAGCGATAATAGGATCAACAGCGGTGGCTTCGAAGTTCACCCGTGTTTCGCTTGTACCCCAGCCACTACTATTCTTCACCTTTTTCTGACCCTTGACCGTGTATTGAGAAAATCGGTTTGAATAGTCAATCGTCATTTCGGATTCAACCACGTTCTGTCCGGTGACCAAAACATCGGTCGCTACATTCAGTCCAGGCTTCGTTATCAAAAGCCTTCCCAAGTTATCGGAGATGAGCAACGCTCCTTGAAACTCATTCGCTCGATTCAACGCTTCAAACGGGCTTTCCCCACTCTGTAGTTTGAACGGGAACTTGACCAATTCAGCCGGTGTTATCTCCCGCTTCACGCTCACCTTAAACGGATTACAGAGTTGACCCGCCAACTGAAACAAATTCGTTTCCTTCCATTTCCCCGGAGTATTCATTGCAGAACAATCCACGATGTCTGCGGTCTTGTCTCTCCCGCTTATAGTGAGAACCTTCCCGTCAGTCCGAACCACCGTGTTCACCCGGTCGATCATCCCCCGGAGTACCTGTATTTTCCCGATGAAGACATCAACAGTGACGTTGGGAACTAACACCCAAACATCCCCGGCGAAATTATCCAGCAAGGATATTTCGAACGTTCCACAAAGGCTTTCGACAGAACGGGAAACCGCCACGGCTTTCCATCCACCAAACTCCTCCGATTCGAAACGTATAGTCACATCAGACATCTATCAATACCTCAATCGGTGCTCCTCCGGGTACAAATCCCGGATGGTGTATTGTTTTGTTCCGGTCGATGATATTCTGTTCTTCAGCCGTTGTCCCGTATAGGTCATACGATAGAACCAAAGCCGGAACAGATTCAATGGGCGTGTAGGTCGTCAACCGGGCAAGGTCGATTCCCCGCTCATTCACGTCCTTGATTACGCTCGTGCGCAAATCCCGGAGCGCACTGGCCAACTCCACGTCCAGATTTCCCTCCAGTAAAGTATTTATCTGATCCACCACGGTGTCCCGGAATTCCTCAGCCTCATTCAAACTATCGTACTCAATCACGGATACGAAGCCCGCAGCCGTAATCACCGCAGCTTGAACGTAGAAATCAACATACGCATCCGAAACGTCCGAAGTGGAAGTGGGAGCGAATTCAAAAAGCGTTTTGACTTCGTTGAATTGGTCTTTGGAATTATTCTCCGTGGCGGGATAGTCTTCATTGTCCTCATTATACTCATCGCTCTGAGCAGCCGGATACAAGCCACTGGGGAAGGAACCAAACGTCATCAAATCAACTATCGAATCCGCCAGCTCATCGGCGTTGTTCAGAAGGCTTTCAATATCCGCCACCGCCGTTTCGCCCATTCTCCGGTACGAAGCCGCAGAGGAAACAATCAGCTTCGCTTCCTGAATCGCTCTCAGACCTGAATTGATATTCGCTCGAATCTCATTCACCTTGTTAATCTGGATACGAGTCAACGAATAAACTTCCACCAGTCGATTTTTCGCAGCCGTCAACGCTGATAGCTTATTAGCAGCATTCAACGCAGCCGTGTTCTTGATAACGGAAGGGAATATTGCTTCACCGGCTTCCACGAAAGTGAGAGTGAGCCGGAGCATATTGTTTTCTGTGATATCCTCAGCCGTCTGGATTCTTTGACAGACAACGTTCAACGCTCCGAAGTATGGATGAACCAGTTCCCCCGGCTCACTCTGATCTTCACAAGCCGACAAAAGCCGGTCACGCTGTTCCAGATAGTCATCACCGATCAGATACCCCGTGATATTGTAACGCCGGGTTGCCCGTCCCAAATCCTCAACGGATGGCTCATCACGCTCCGGGAATTCGTGTACAACGTTCTTGCGACCGAACTCACTTGTGGTACGCTCGATATAGAACGGTACGCGCCGGAAACTTGCTGGTAATAATCGTTCACGCCATCCCATATTATCCTCCGGCAAACGCCAATCCGGTATCGGTTTGTAATCTCAAATTCTGCCCACTCCTCCGTTCCGCTCTCACTGGTATGCCTTCGCTCTGTACCTTTACCAGTACCTCAGCGTTGTTGGTTGTAGTGACATTCCTTGTTGCTCCCCCGAATTCCACCGCAGCCCGTTCCGCTGCCTCAAGCTCAAATCCCTTCCCGGCCAGCTTGAAGAATTCCGCTATTTTCCCGGCGAATGGGATTTTCTCTATGATATTCGCAAGAGTATTCGCTATATCCGCCAAGAAAAAGGAAAGCGTTTGAAAGAACATGAACTTGGATTCGAAGGCTGATATCAATTCATCCCAATGCTTGACGATGAGTCGTATGTTGTTGATCCAGATAGCTGCTGCAGCGATAAATAGAGTCACCGGCGAAGTAATAACCGCCATGAGCGTTGATCCAACAGCAACCAATACACCTTTCAGAACGGCCAATATGGGTGCTATCTTCGCAATGACTCCCGCCCAGAATCCGAATATCTTGATGCCCACTCCGATAGCCGTGAGCACTGGCCCAATGGCTGCGAGTATCCCGCCCGTCCACAGGATGAAATTCTTGGTCGCTGCGGAAGCCTGACTGAATCTCCGAATCAAGCCGGTGATCTTCGTAACCAGCTTGGTGGCTGCGTCCAACAATCCGGCTTCCCCGAAACTGATGGCCAATTCCTGCGCTGCGCTTTTCAAAGCCTTCAGTTGGCCGAACAATCCCTTCATCCGGGCTTCGGCAACTTCCGCCGCACGGCCTTCGATTTTCGTTTGGCCGGTCAAGGTTTCTAATGACTTGGAACCTTCCTTGACCAAAGCAGCCATACCTGGCCCAGCCCGGTCGCCAAATATCTTCAGCAGTTCCGCTGGCCCAGCACCGGCTTCCTCGAAAGCCCGTACAACATCGATGAGGGAACGCACGTTGCCCTTCGCATCAATGATATTTTCCTTCGGTATCTTGAGTGCTGTTAAGGCATCCGCTGCCTCACGGGAAGGATTTACAAGCCGGGAGAGAATACCCCGGAGTGATGTACCAGCACGGCTTGCCTTCAGGCCTGACTTACTCATCAAACCTAATGCTGCCGCCGTTTCGTTCAACGATATTTTCATTGGGCCAGCGATAGGAGCGACAAACGTCATCGCTTCCGCCAGCTGTACCATATTTGTATTCGTGCGAGTAAAGGTATTTGCGAGTGCGTCATTGATGGCGGTCAAATCCTTCGCCGTCTTTCCGAACGGCGTCATGATATTCGTTGCTATGTCCGCTGCTTCCCCAAGCCCGATTCCCGCCGCAGCAGCCAGCTGTAATGAACCGGGTATGGCCTTGTAGACTTCCCCAACATCAAGCCCGGCCATAGCAAGGGATATCATTCCATCGGCAGCTTCAGATGCACTGAATTGCGTAGTGGCGCCCAACTCACGGGCACGCTTTTCCAGCATCTCGAATTGCTTGGCGTTGGCGTTGGTGAGAACGCCCACCTGATTCATCGATGCTTCGAAGTCCCCCGCCGTTGCAAGTATCGCTGCTCCAGCCGCAACCACCGGGAGAGTGACGTTGCGGGTCATCTTTTGCCCCACTTGCGTGAGAGATTGACCCGCTTTCGTCAGCTTCTTTGAAATGGCTCCGAATTCCTTGGAGAACTTATCCACTCCAATGATTGGCACCCGTATCGGTCGAATTCGAAAAGCCATATCAGTTTACCTCTTGAACTGTCTCAGTTGTTCCATATATTCCGTAGCAATCTTGCCCCACCACCGTAACTCCTCGAAGGATAGCTCATAAATATCCCTTGGAGCCCAATGAAAGACAAGCGCCAGAATGCCCATCAACTTCACTCCGTCTCTGGGCCACTGGGCAAAAAAGAGTTCACCACCTTCCCGGCTTCCATGATGTCTTCAGCATCCAGCTTCTTGATCACGGACATCGGCTGACGGGTCATCTTCGAGATGAGCTTGAACGTATCGCCCAACACTTGACCCTGAACCGGCAATTGCATCATATCTTCCGCAATCAGCCGTCTCTCAAACACCAACTCCGTGATCTGTTCATCTTTACCGAACGGAATTGGATACTTCAACGCCATGGTATGAGGGATAGTAAATTCACCCTCAGCTGCTTCGTTCACTTTTGTTTCCATGGAATACCTCCACGTGTTAAGGTTTATTGGCTCCCGGATGCCAATGGATTATATTTCCTCAGCCGACATACCTTCAAATCTGACGGCAATTTCGGCTTCCTCCGTTGTAACATTACCTTCCCCGGCATACCAAGCATTCCGCAGTACCACCGTCTTGCCGTTGGCGAGTTCAAGCGTCACCGTGGCGTTGGTGATTCCCAGAATGTCGGTTTCCAAGTCCAGCGTGCTACTGTCGGTGATCGTTCCCTCGACATAAGGAACTTGCGGCAGTTCCTTGTAGCCGTGAACTCGATCATGACCCACTTTGGCGTCCCGCTTCGGCTTCCCCAGATTGTACGTGAACTCACCGGCCACGTCCAATAGTTTGGAATCCAGCTTTACGTACAGGACACCTGATCTGCGATTTTCATTAGCCATTTTCAGCTCCTTGTCGTTAAGTGTCTCCGGTTATTAGAGCGATGGACTTTCCAACAGGAACTGGATTGTTGCGCCGTTGACTCTCAGCTGATTGATGAGGTCAGGAGGCAATATCCAATCCATTCGATTCACATCACTCGCATTTCTTTGCACAACCAAATCGGTCTTGAACTGATCGATGTTCTCCACCAGCCCAAGGCTTTCCCAGTTACGGAATATCGCAACCGCTTCCGCCTTTCCCACGCTTGGCGTCATCACTACCTGACCGGGAGCAACCTGAACGCCATCGTTGGCCAGCTTCGCTCTCGGATACTTCGTGAGAATAGTCGTGCGGAAATCATACCGGAGATACATCAGAGTCAGAAGCGTGTTGGCGTCCAGATACGCTACATCAGCTGCTCCGGCTGCGTTGGTCTGATACGTTGTTATCACACGCTCGATTCTTACCTTGCCTGCGGCATCAACGTATGAAGTCGCAATTCCATCGAACAGCAATCCATTCCGCTCCGTTAAGGTGAACCGCTCTGTGGTCACTGGGGCAAGGATACCTACCAGCTCAAGCGTTTGGAACGGTCTGGCCGGGTCAGCTTCCGCCTCAGAGGCAACCCGTCCAACGGTCGCTGCCGCTTTCTCGAAACTGGTACTTGGTGAACCGATTCCGTTCACTCCTCCGTTCTCGATTACAACCACATGCGGAGAATTCCGTGCGTTGCCGTATGTCTCCAGATTCGAAAGCGTGTCCCGAACCGAAGCGAACATCAACCCGTCTATCATACGGATTGGCCCAAATCGGTCGGTCAGTTCCGTTTCGAATAGAGCGATGTTGGTGGCGTCAGTGATCGAAGTCCCGAACACGTTGTACCATTCATCGCCCCACGCTGCGATTGCGGTCGCAACGCCAGCCGGTGTTCCCGTTCCCCCGGTGATCAAGCCTTGATGACCTGCTCCACCGACAGTCACGGTTTCTCCAGCGGGCAATTCTTCACCATCGTTGTAGTTGATTCGTACATCGATGTCGTTTCCAATGGTTCCCTTATTCTTGGCCGTAAAGGTCACTGTCCCGGTAACATTCGCTGAAGTTACCGGAAGCGTGGTATCAGCGTTCACCAACGCCACCATCGCATCCCCGGCCACCGTGGGAGTATCCCCGGAGGACACCGCCACCTGAATCTGCTTTCCAGCGACGTAAAGATAGATTGTCCCGTCTGCGGTTGCATTTCCGGTGATAACCAAATCAACCGTTCCTTGCGCTCCGGTCGCTTCCGCCAATCCCTGCCCGTACACTTCCACGGTCTTGTTATTCGCAAACCATGAGATGAACATACGGTGAAGGACTGATCCCGCTCCGAAATACGTTGCGGCCTGATCAGCAGAAGTTACCTTCACGATTTCATTTGCGCTCTTGCTCCCTGCAGCCAGAAGTTCACCGACAAGCAGCGCTTTGTACTTCAGGATATTTGGCCCCTGAAAAGCCCGGCTTGAATCGAATTCCACATACACGAAGGGAACACGAAGCGTTGTAGGTATAGCCATGAATAGCTCCTTATAGTTGATTGTTGATCAGTTACTCGACTTCACTTGTCCTTTTCGGGCTTCGCAAAGTCTTTGGATTTTTCTCTCTCAGCCTTATCAGCCTTTTTCTTGTTGGCCAACTCGACATCTCCGGCGTTCAACCTTCGAATCCAGAATGAATTACTGGGCACGTCCTTCCCTGATTCCGGCAACGGTAGGTTGTTGCGGGGATCACGAAGGATTTTGCCCGGCTTCGGTTTCACAAATAGTTTCATATAGTACCTCCCTTTGAATTTTACGAATCACGAATGGTCACGAAGTCCTCAGCTTCCATCCGGGATTGATCTTGATCTATATCGTAATCAGCCTTGAACTTCAAGAACTCATCCAATGATCCAAACGGCGTGATTTGGGTATCGTAGTCAATCTGATACGTCACCCGGAGCACTCTCACGTCTTGGTCTGTGCCCACTGGGATGGTTCCCGGCGTTACGGAAACCAGAATCAAATCGTGAACATAGTTGAACTCCAGAAAGTTACTGTTGTCCACCGCTTGTTCGACTTCGAAAGCCCGTTCATACAACCAGGCTTCCAAACCTTCCGCTTGATCCGCTGCCCGGCAAATATCGAAGTTCACCGGCAAGTGTCGCTTTCGAATGATTGGCCGGGCTTTCCGGTCGTCAATACTTTCATCCCCGAAGTAAAACGACAGCAGAGGAAGTTCATCAACGAATGCAGCTTTGAATTGCTCGTGTTTGATAGTTTTCACATCCACCCAATTCAGGATAGAAGTGAGTTTGTCTCGCATTTCGTTGACTCTATTCATCCAAGGCATACGCTACACCTTATGTTTCAAAGTTATTTCGCTGACTCCCGTTCCATCGGGCTCAGACGTTATCACCTGATAAGTCACGCCACGTACCTTGAACCAATCCCCCCGCTTCAATTTCCGGCGCAACTTTCGGGTTTGTACAATCAACATCGGCTGCCTCATCTGAACTACGAATTCAGAATCCACATCAGCTCCGATGTACTCATTATCGAATATCGCCATGAGAGAGTGCGTTGTATAATCATCGTTGTCGTAATGGACTTCAACGCTCTCCGCAAAATCGGCGTTGTTGGTAAGGAATACTTGCTCAATATCGGTTTCGAATTGAGTATGCTGCCCCGGAGTCGATGCGTAGGCAACCGTAAATACTCCGAACGCTTCCCCGCCCGGAATGCTCACGGGAAAGATAAATTGCCCCATATTGTAGATATTGAAAACACCAAAGGCTTCCCCGCCGGGAACGCCAGTGGGTCGAATTTGCTGATTTATCTGAAACGTTCCGAATGCCTCTGCGCTCGAAATACCACCAGGATTGACAACGACACTGCCGGGAACCACAGCGAATGCTCCAAAGGCCTCAGCTGATGGAATCGAGTCTGGGGCAACCACAACTACACCCGTAGACACCACGAAATTGCCGAATGCCTCTTCACTTGCAATTCCATTCAGCTCTATTATTTGATCGTAAACGAGAGTAGGAATTCCAAATGCTTCGCCGGATGGAATGCCAGATACCGTTATAACTTGACTGCCCTCATTGACATACACAGTTGTGTCAGCGGCTGGACTGTCGGGCGTGACTGGGCATGTTCCACCAAAAGCATTTGAAGCCGCATACTTGAAATATATGCCAAGAGTACCAGTCGTCAGGGAAGTGCAGTTGTACCAACAAGAGTCCAGAAAGTTGCTGCCAGCAGATGTAATGCCTGTTGGTAGATTGAATCCCGCCGGCATTGAAGTGAGTGAGGTACAACCACGCCAACAATAGGCCAGAAAATAGTCACCAACGGTAGTAATGCCTGTTGGTAAGTTGAAGCCCGCAGGCACTGAAGTGAGTGAGGTACAACCGTTCCAGCAATAGGCCAGAAAATAGTCACCAACGGTAGTAATGCCTGTTGGTAATTCGAAGCCGACTGGCATTGAAGTGAGTGAAGTGCAATCGCGCCAACAATTGTACAGAAAATGGCTACCAGCAGATGTAATGACTGTTGGTAAATCGAAGCCCACTGGCATTGACGCGAGTGAGGCACAACCGCGCCAACAATTGGACAGAAAATAGTCACCAGCAGATGTAATTCCTGCTGGTAAATTGAAGCCCGCCGGCATTGAAGTGAGTGAGGTACAACCGTACCAACAAGCGTACAGAAAGTGGCTACCAGCAGATGTAATGACTGTTAAGTCGAAGCCCACTGGCATTGAAGTGAGTGAGGTACAACCGCCCCAACAAGAGGCCAGAAAGTAGTCACCAGCAGATGTAATGACTGGTGGTAAATTGAAGTCCGCCGGCATTGACGCGAGTGAGGCACAACTGAGCCAACAAGCGTAGAGAAAGTGGCTACCAACGGCAGTAATGCCTGTTGGTAATTCGAAGCCGACTGGCATTGAAGCGAGGGAAGTGCAATCGCGCCAACAATAGGCCAGAAAATAGCCACCAACGGTAGAGCCTAAAGTACCCTCGTTAAAATATACGGATGTACACGCATTAATGCGGGTGCAACCATAATAGCTATGGGTCAGGCAGTCATTACCAGACTTTTCCCAGTTATTCCCGACTTCCCATTCGCCAGTAGATGTGATGCTTATTACGCCGTTGTTGGTTGACTGCCATTCGGAATCTCCAACTTTACGATAATACAAAGTAACTGATGGGGCGATGTTAGTGCCGCTCCCTCTGTACGCACGCATGGTAAAATCACCCGTGCTTGTCCAATTGCATCGGGTAATAAAATCGTAGTCTGCCATGCTTATCTCTCGGACTCAGCCTCAGCTTTAAAGGGATCAGGGTCTACAACGGTTT